AAAGATCAAAAAATCTATAACCCTACCACCCTTATCTAATCTGCCTCCTGCTAGTTGACTCTGATATTGAAAATCTATATCAGGCTTCAACCCTAATTTTAGCAGAGCTTGCCAACAAAGATACTCTGGTCCACTTCCTACCCACCATTCAGGCGTTGGTATTTCTACTATTCTTTCTGCCATTATAACTCAACTAACTGTAATTGCATCTGTCCCCTTTCATCCAAACCAGTATACTCAAAGCCAGATGCTGCT